TGGGCTTGGCCATCTGACCGTAGGCAATCGCTGCCGCTTGCTGGCCGCACAGGAACACCGGCTCGACGCGCGTGCCGCCGTTGCCCGCAGTCTTGAGCGAGGTCCAGACGTTGCTCACGAACAACGAGATTTCCGGCACCAGCCGGACGATGACGCCGTCGTAAATCTGATCCCCATCTTGAAAAAGCGGGGTATCAGGTGCGCCGTTTACTTCACGGCCCTCGCGCGAACGCGCGTCCTTGTTGACCACTTGCAGATCAATCTTGAGATCGCGGAACACGTTGAGGCCAGCAAACGCGACGTAGTATTCGTAGCCCGAGCGCGTCTTGTATGGACGAATGCGCGGGTTGGCGCCCATCGCTACACGCTTGAGCAACGACAGATTGGCCGCCGTGAACTTGTCGGCGGTGGCGTCCACGTTGGCCAATGATGTCGCGTGGTCGGTGGCCGAGTTCGATGTCGCCGCGCCGTAGAGAATGCGGTCGACGTTATCGAGCCGCCAGGTGTTCCTCTGCGCCGCCGTGCTGAGATCGTACTGGATGCCGTTGACGCGAACGCCGGCCGCCGGCTGGCTTTCCGTTGGCAGCGCCATCAGCGCCGCGATGATCTCGTCGCGGGTGACCTCGGAGAGCCAATCCGACAGCAACGGCTTGGCTTCCCCGAAAATGTCGGCGCTGTCCTTCTGGCTTTCGGCCTTGGTGGTGACGACGGCGTTGCGCACCCATTCGAGCCAGATGCGGTAGCCGTAGTCGTCGATCTTGTCCTCGTTGCCGACCAGTGGTCCGGTGGAAACACCGAGGCCCTGCAGCCGGGTAACGAGCGGGATATTCATCACCTCGCCGCCGGCCTTTAACTCCATGCGGCGGCGGATGATGGCGTTAACATCATCGCTCATGTATGGGCTGAACATATTCTCGCGAACCCACTCGCGATTGATCGCCTGCGTGAAGCGAATCAGTTTGTTGTTAGCCTGGATGTCGGTGACGGCCATGGCCGTGTGCCCTTTCTGCTATGACCGCAGCCAACAAAAAACCCGCCGTGCGGCGGGTGGGATGTCGGACGAGCGGTCGGTTTTACTTGGTGGCGAAGTCGTAGAGTGACGCGCTGCTCAGATCGCCGCCGTTGTCGATGCGGCCGGATGACGACCGGATCGATGACAGCGATGGCGGCAGTTGCACATTGGGCGGAGTAGCCTTTTGAGCACCCAGACGCTTTGCACGCATTTGCAGGACGTAGTCTTGGACCTTCGCGTTCTCGGCCCATGCCTGCTGCTGCTTGCGTAGCCACGCTTGCGGATTGGCGCCGATCGCCGCTTGGGCTCTCGCCTGCCGATGCCACTGCACCAGTTGACCGTAAGGATGCCCGCTCGACATGATTTGCTGAAAGATGAAGTTGCCTTGCGGGGTTTGCCGGATGCGGCCCATGTCCTGCAGCGCGGCGTTCACTTCCTGCTCGCCGAATTGCATGTTGGCCTGCGTGCGGCTGACATCATCCTTGATTTTCATCATGTACATTTGCCCCTCTTGTCTTAAGGGCTGCATGACATGCTGATCCAAGTACGCTCTTGGATCGTCAAAGATGGTTTCCGGTCCTTGCGGCTGCTGCGGTTGCTGGGGATCGAGCCGCCGCTGCAGGTCCATCACCGCCCGCGTCAATTCTGATGCGTGCGCTTCCAGACGCTGCCGTGCATCGCGTTCCTTCAGCAATTCCGCCAACGGTACGTTGTGCTGCCCCTGTTGCCCCTGCGGCTTGGGCGCGAACTTCCCTTGCGGGTCGCGCGGTTGGCCTTGCTGCGGTTGCTGCTGCAGATCGGGCCGTGTCGATGCCGGCTGCTCGCCGGTCGTTGACGGCCGCGATGACGACGGCGAGGCATCAGGGCGTTCACGCCCGTCTTCACGAGGTGATGCTGCCGGCGTCGGATCGGGGGATGTTATCGCGTGGTCGAATAGCTGCCGATCAGTGATGCTGTTGCTGTCGGTACTGTTGCCACTGATCGTACCTCCTGCTGGTTCTGTGCTCATAGGTTCTCCATCGGCCGTTTCGTGGCCGCACTACGTGACGCCCAATGTCGCCTGGACGATGCGGAAACGGGTATGAAGCGCGCTACCCGAACGCCCGGCTATATCGCTGCCGGTCGCGAGATGTTCTGGCCGGTGGTCAACTGTAGCGCAGCTTCGTTCGCCTGCAGTTCAGCCTGCTTGCCGGCCTTGAATGTTTCGATGTGCATGGCGTTTTGCGCCTTGTTGCGCTCGATCTCGATCTGCACGGCGGCCTTGTTGCGCTCGCGTTCCAACTCGAGTTGCGCGGCCTCGCGCTTGATCTGCATCTGTGATGCCGCCGTCTGCTGATCGCTGGCAATGCGCGCCGCCGCCTCCTGCTGCTGTAGGGCGAGCTTGGCCTCGGCTTCCTTCTGCTTCGGATCGGGCTGCTGCGATTCCTGCTCGCCGGCATCGCGGAACGTCTTCTTCACGTCGGCCGGCAGCGGCGAGGTTTCGATCAGCACCCGCATGACCGCGGTGGCCTGGCCGGGCGTGAGCATCGACGCCACCGCCGGAAGCGCCTGCGAGATCGCCTCGTAGGTGTCCTGCATCAGCGTGATCGTATCCGGCCCCTCATCGAGGATGATGTCGACATCGAGTTCGCCGATTGCGTTGCGCATCATGGGCGGCATGAACTCGCCCTGCGAAATCTGCTCGTTGATCTGCACGAACTGCTGCTCGCCGTCAGCGTCGGTGATCCTGATCCAGCGTTGGTTGGTCCAGTACTTCTGCGCCGCATTGAACAGCGCGCGATAAACCCTGACTTTCCACCCCCTGAGATTGAACATGTAGGGGCCGAGTCCGGCCAGGCCGGCCTGCTGCAACAGCGCAATGGCGCGGCCGCTCGATCCGCCAGCACCGGCATCGCCGCCGATCATCGCGGAATTCGGGCCGAAGGTTTCAATCTCGGCCTTGGCGTCCTGCATGAACTGCAGTTGCCCCATCACCGCGGCCTGCTTGGCCTGGTCGTCAAACCGCACGTCGTCCAGCGAGGTGTTGACCAGCACGATGCCGTCGCTGCGCGCTGCTTCGCGTCGGATGGCTTCGACGTTGGTGTCGGCGATCGCCGCCTTGGTGGCGATGATGCGGCGGTTGTTCAGCTCGTGCAGCGCCTTCGATCGGCGCTGGTTAACTTCGTCCTGCGGCGACATGAGATTGCGCGGGAAACCATAGCGATCACCGTCGTGATCCACCGCGGCCGAGAACATGATGTACTTCGCAATCTGCCTTTCGTTCTCGTCCACGAACGGCGACACGCCTTGCATAAGTATCTTTGAGCCCGTGAACAGCGCCCACTTCCAGCCGCCCTTTGACTTGTACCAAATATCAACCAGCCGAATTTGCTTGAAGTCGCCATTGGTCGCGAACCACCTGTTGTCCCGGTCGCTATTGCTCATCAACTCGGTGTTGGCGTCACACGCCGCCTTGATGTCCTCCTCCATCCCGGGCAGCATCTCAACGAGTTGCTCCTCGTCAACGAACTTGCCCATGCCGAGATAGCGCGCATCCTCGAAATCGTGCTTGAAGCTCCTGGGGTCATAAAAAAACCCGTCGTTATCGACGGGTCTGAACATCACATCATAGTCGGGTTGTTGCGGTTCCAGCGGTGGCCCGCCGTTGTGGCCCATCATGCCGGGCTTGGGTGGCACTTGCTTGAGATCAAGCTCGATGCCGGCGATGCCATCCACCGCGGCGCTCTCGGTCACTATCGGCGTGACCGCATCCCAGCGGTTGTTGTCCATCAAATACCGTAACACGGCGGTCGCCAGATCGGCGCCGGCCTGATGCTCGGGTGAACGTGGGAATGCCTTGGGGTCTTGCTTGAGCCGCTCGACCGTGCCGACAATGCCATCGATTTTCTGACCGATTTTATTGTACGTCACCACCGGCTGCTTGCGGTCGTTGAAAGTCTTGACCTGCTCGTTGGTCCACTGCGCGCCATGGCGGTAGCGGCGCGCCACCTGTTGCTCCTCGATCTCCAGCCGCTTGCTGTCGAGGTAGGTGGTGTAGGCCAGCACGCATTTTTCCAGCGGCCAAAAACCCTGGTCGTCCTCGCCGGCGCGCGGATCGTCGGTGCTCGGCGCGCGGCCACGCGAACCCGACGTGCTGCTGCTGTAGCCGGTGAAGTTGACGACGTTGGTAACCGCCATGTCAGTAAACCTTCCCACCAATCTGTGTGGGCGGCATGGGCGGCCGGCCCATCAGCCCACCGGGCTGCAGGCCGGGCACCGGCGGCGGCAGAGGTTCTGGCCCAGGTGACATGCCGGGGGGAGGCGGGGCGCCCGGGCCAGTGTCGCCACCGGGAGGAGGTGGCGGCATTGCAGTATCAGGAACCGCGCTCGGGCCGGTCATGCCGGTGCCGAGGTTGCCCTGCATGAAGGAAATCATCAGCGGCATCACCTCGCTGGTTTCGGCAGGCGACAACGAGCCGACGAACGCGGCGAACTTTTCAACGACTGACATCACTTACCCTCGTAGGTTTGCCGGCCGATACGGAACGGTTGCGCTTTCCGCTTCTTTTTCGGATTTGGTTGCATCGAGGCCCTTGCCTGGTCGGCCTCGTTGAATTCCTTGCCGACCGACTGCGGCACGCCGCCGTAGCCGCCTGGCGTATGCGCGGCCGCCGCCATCAGGCGCCGCTGCGCCGGCGATTTGCTGGGCATGACCAAAATTCCTAATTTTGGCTGATTGGCTGGCCAATTGGCTAATTGGCTAGAACTGTCGCCAATCCTCGGCCGCGGTGCTCTTGCGATACACCTCGTAGCCGGACACATCCTCGGGCTTGGGCTTTTCCTTCACCGCCACCCACGGCCGGCTCATGCAGGCGTAGCGGCACTCGTCCGCGGCGTGGTCCTCGCTGTCGGTGCACACATCCTCATGCCGGTCGGGATCGTGCTGCAGAAATGGCACCGTCCTGATGAAATCCCGGCAGGTCGAGAACACGATCAGCATTGGCAGGCCATCAGCATTGCCGACCAGCCTGGCGCGCACCTGATCCCAGCCGCCAAGGTGGGCGAAGATCCGCACCCGGTGATTGTCGGCCTTGCGGAACCAGATCTTACCGCCGGTTTCGGTGCCCATGCGCTCGGCGATCGACGGCCCGCCATCCTCGGCAAAGGCACTCGGGTCCAAAACGCCGTAGGATATTTCCTCGTCCTTTTCCCTCGCCAAAATTCCTTTGCCGACCTCGCCAGCGTGCAGCTTGAGGCCGACATTGGGCTCGTTCGGCCGCATGCCGTACCATTCCCGGTAGCGCACCATGCATCCGCGCGGGATCACGCGGCCGTGAACTTGCCATTCGTCCGACGCCACCGCCCACCACCCGACCGAAAACGGCGAGGCCGAGCCCCAATCCATCGAGCGAAACCGCATCCAATCCTTCGGGATCTCGAACGGCTCGATCACATGCCGGCCGGTGTTCCAGCAGTCGAAGAAGGCGCCCAGCGTCACCGACCAATCGCCGTCCAGCCAGGCCTGCACCAATTCCTTGCTGCCGCTCGATCGCAGCCGCTGCTTGTACGCCTCCACGTCGATGAACTGGTTGTTGCCGACCTTCGACGGGATGAAGATGCGCTCCAGCCCGGTGACCGCGTCCACGATCACCTTGTTGCCGAGCGGCGCCGGGTCAATGTAGCGCGTCTTTATCCACTGGTGCCCCGGGCCACCCGGATTGCCCGTGAGCCGGATACCCACAGGCACGCCAGAACCGGATCGTAGCGTCGCGAACAGTTTGAAAATCGGGGCCGGGGAGGGAAAATTCCCCGCCTCCTCGATGTAGAGCCTGGAGTAACTGTGGCCCTGATAGAGCTCGGCGTCGGCGTCGCGCTCCAAGTAAGCGAACTTGAGGCGTGCTCCACTGGGATCGCGCCATGTTTTCTCCTGCTCGTTGTAGGCCCACTTGAGCGGCCCGTAGATCATCCGGCTGCGCTCGATCGTGTCCATCAATTCGGTGCGGGTTCGCCGCAGCATCAACCCGGAGGCGTTGATGCCGTGCTCGTTGGCATGGCGCATCCAATCGCCGAGCATGCCATCGGTTTTGCCGCCACCGCGCGCGCCGCCGAAGAACACCTCGAAAATCGGGCATTCGAGGAGCGCCCACTGGGCGAAGTTGCCGCCCGGCGACCA